GTGCTCTTCCGATCTAATGATTCGACGATTATCTAGAACGCCAAAGCCAAGTTCAGCCCATCCGTAGTAACCAACTCGTTGCTGACGATGCAAGGTAGGATCTTCGAAAACCTGAAGAGCCTGTTTCATTGGCATAACGAAGCTATCGTTAGCACCCTGATCCAAACCAACAACCAATTCTAGGTCGCTAGCTTCAACAGCTCCACCAAGACCATTCTCGAAGAATTCTTGATATTCTTGACCTTCGCCAAGTTCGTCAAGATCATGGAGATTTACACCAAAGATACGTGTGACCTCAGCGGCTTGATAGATTTCTCGACGGGTAACTTCATCAACCTGATCAAGACCCCAGTTGCGTACATCTTCAAGAGCTTCTGGAGAAACATACAAGTCTGTCAATCGACCACGATTAGCAGAGCCAGTATTTCCACCAGCATTTCGACGCATAACTGTCTGCATCAAAGAAACCAATCGTTTCGAGAACAAACCTGCTGTTGAATCACCATCAAAAACCAAGATGTTACGATCAACACCAGCTGCCAACAGTGTATGCCAACCGTCATCGTTCATTTTCTTAACGAATCCAGCTTCCATAACCTGTGCAGCACGAGCAGCAACGTCCCAACGAGCTTCACGAGCATATCGCAGCAAATAATCAATGCTGGATGTAATGCTGTAAGTTGGAATCATTACATAATCGCTTTCAACTGCTCGCTCAGGAATGCGACCATGACCGGGATTGGTGTAAGCAACATGCTCACCTTCAAGACCGGGAGAAATCAAATCGAGAGGATACTCTGTGGTAGCTCCCGGTTCGACATTAATCGTTTCGAAAATATTTCCGAGAACATTGCCTACTAGAACACCCTTACGAAGAGGAAGTTCAAGAGCTTTAGCAAATTCACGTTGTGCAGCATAAGCTACGTTTTGATCATTGTCACCAGTCTTTTTGTACAGACTGATAAATTCTTCACTAGGTCTTTCTGTATATGACATTGTATTAATCTCCTTTAAAATTATAGATTACTTTTTGCCGTGATTTGGAAGGTTGACAAAAACTTTAGCATAGCCATCAGCGTCTTTGCGGGACATGAATCGGCCTACTGCCAAGTTACCCGAAGCAGTTGCGTCAGCAGCTGTTGTAGTAAGATATCCAGCTGTTCCTGCGGAATCTGAAGCGTAAGCAACAGCTCCGGGAGTAGGAGAACCATTGATCATATTGGTTACAACCCATCCACGAGTCAATACAGTGACCTTGCCACCCTTTTGTACTTCATCTTTATATTGATTCAAATGAGTACGGGTAAGATCCTTATCAACAACATCATTCAACAAAATACCAACTGGAACATCGCCGTTTGTAGCTTGCTGATAAGAAACGGTGTTATCTCCCTGATCCAAAGCAGCACCAGAAGCACTCAAAAGGTCAAGGCAAACGACTCCACCACGAGTAGCAGTACCGGCAGTGTAGAAAAAGCTAATATCTGTTGTTTCTTCGTATCTATCTGATTTAAGAGCCATAATTTAGTTCTCCTATTAATTACTTGTTAAGTACATGATTTGCAAACCAGTCAGCAACACTTGCTCTGGTTGATTCTAATTGATTATCTTCTGGAACAACCAGAGTTGCTTCCGAGGTCTCGATTTTGTCAAAAGTTTCAGGGCTAACTTCAGCTTCAACTGTTTCAGCCTTTGATTCTTTCTTCATTTTTTCTTCTTTCTTCTTCTTTTCTTCATCACTCATATGCATAGTAGCTTCTTCTTTTTTCTGCATATATTTTCCAGCTTTCTTCTTCATCATCATAGCGATAGCTTCAAAAGCTTCATCGTCCATAGAATCAAAAGAAGCTAGAGTTTGAGAAGCTTCTTCTTCATCAAAGCCAGCATCTAGAAGTGTAGCCATTCGTTTTTGCATCTTTTCTTTCTTTTTCATTTCTTCCATATGCATTTTGGCTTGAGAAAGCTCATTATTAGATTGAGTTAAAGCGTCTTCTAGTTCAGCAACGCGAGCTTGAGTAGATTTAATCATTTCATTCAGTTCTTCGATAGTTGCTTGGCTTTGTTCGGCAGCTGTCTTGAAAGACTCGATCTTAGAAGCAAATTCTTTATCTTTAACTTCTTCAATCTTAGCTTTGATAGCTTCGTTCTCAGCTTTAGCTTGAGCTAGCTGCGTTCGAACTTCTTCAAGCTGCTTCTCCAGTACTGTCTGATCACCCATTTTAATTTCTCCTATTGAAAATTTAGAGTCTGCATTAAAGTTTATTACATTCGCACTTGTGCTATTAAATATTACACTTCTGGGATTAGCGGGCTTTGAAACCAATCCTTTTCCAGAAAATGAAATATTTGACAATGCGCGTCCTAGTTTATAGCCTTCAAACTCACCTGTTCCACCATAAGCCCTAAGATGTTTTGTTAAAAAAGATGAAGCTTCATCTCTAGCGAGAATTTTAGCAGAACCTTTTTGATCTATTAAAGCGTAATCGAAACCGGAAAAAAGACATTCCATTGAAACGTACCATTTTCCTTCTTCGATTTCAGCAATGATCTTTTGCATCCTTTCTCTGTTTTCTTCGCCCGTCCAACTATTATAAAGCACAGCTTGAGTTATAATATCAAACTCGTCTGGACGAGCAGAATCTTCATCAGCTACAGCTTTACCATCCTTGGTTAGAACATAAGATCCAGTAATATGACCAATAATATCGTTTTCATCATGCATAAAGTTGAATTGCTTGTCTTCAGGGGTTTTTCTAGCAATCCAAGTCGCATTAGATGTAAAAACATCATCGTTTTTATTCCATCCAGTGGAAACTAAAACTGATTCTATATAATAGAGATCTAATTGGTCTTTATTTTGAGCAACAACTCTCTGCATAGCCTCTTCATTATTGGTAACTAGGACTTCGCTAGGAGTTGTCCAAAAACCCTTATGAATAGTTGCAGGCGAACAATAAGCGACGGAAGCTTGAGTTTTGATTAACTCAGCAACGCCATCTTTAATTTCACGTTGAAAAATTTTTATTGTCATATGTTTACCTCAAAACATTATACACAAAAAAAATAAAAAAATATAAAAAGGATCAATTTTCGTCCAAAAGCATTTCTACGTAATTGGCTACAATAAGTCTTCTATAACTTTCAATACTGTTTGATGTGTCCTTAATTTCCCTTAATTTTTCAGGTATAGGTTTGAATTTTTCAAATATTGCTTTATAAATAACTTTATCACTTACTTCAGACATTGGGGTAAGATTTAATAGTGTTCCAAGTCTTAATTCTTCAAACTCTTGAGCTTCTGTCTTTGTAAGCTGACGCATATTAGCCTTACCCTTATTAGATAGATAACCATCAATAAGGATATATGTAGCGTCAAATGCCGATGTAGCCCAAGTAATTAACTCTGCAACTCCGGGTTTAGATTTTGGAGTATCAACACGTTTTTTTCTTGGACCTTCATCTAATTTGTTTTGAGGTCTTCCATTATTTTGAACTGGTTTTTCTGGATTAGAAGAAGCTGGTTGAGGTTTTAACTCTTGAAGTTTCTTATTGATATCGCCCTGTTTTTGTATCTTTTCCATATCTTTTTGATGATTTGCGTTATGAAATGGGCTAGCTTTAGGTGGCATTTTTTCGTCATCTCTAGCTTTGCCTTCACGTTGCAGTCTAACTTTTTCAACAACTGGAACTTCCTTAAATCTTTCAAGAACAGTTTCGTGAGAAATAATATCTCTATCAGCTAGTTGGATTAGTAAGTTCTTCTCAGAAGCTTCATCAGATAGACTCATTTGATCATAAACGACATGAGCGGGTCGTCTAAATCCCATAGCTTTTCTAACATCTTCTATTTCTTTTTCCCAAAATTTAGTTAGTTGATCGCGTCCATATTGCAATCTTTCAACTAAAGTTTTTAAAGAAATAAAATTATTAGTAAATCCACCGCTTTGACCAGCAATACCAGTCAATGTTGGAGGAACGCCAAGTCCAGCGTAAATACTATTAAGAACGCTTTGGTATTTTTCAGACCCTAAGAATTTATATACTTGAGAATTACTTTCAGTAAATTTTAATTCTGGACCATAAACTAACTCCATCGTACCGCCGCCAGTATTGCTAGCTAAGATATTTCTGAGTTTATTTATACCCTCTTTAGTTGGTAAAACTTTATGTTCAAAACTACCAAGAGTCCATAGTCTAATATTAGAAATTGCACCATCCAAAGCAGCAAGATCTGCTAGCTTCATCTTTTCTAGCATTATAATATCGTCTAATATAGCATATACTAAAGGATGCGCCCACTGTTGCCAATCGTCTTTTTTATAATAACAAACAGATAACTTAGATGGATCTAGGTCTATTTGTCTTTGTTGGTTTTTAATAGCTTCTTTGACGTTTGGAGGTAGAGTTTCCAATACTTTAATTGGTATTGTACCATCTCTAAAATTATCAAAAAATGTATTGGAAGTAAGTTGATAGTTTTGTTTCCCTATAAATAAACTTACAACACCATCTTTCATGTCGATAGTTAACGGATTAAAGAAATTATAACGCCAAGGTATAGTATTCTTTTCTATGTTTGGTGTTTCTACTACAATGTCTTGTGCTAAAGATTTAATATATGTGGTTATTTCGTCACTGATATTGGCATAGCTTTTATAAACGAATACGTTTCCAGTTCTATACAAATTATTAAGAAATCTCTCTGATCTTTCTTTGCCATCAATTTTCTTAAACCATTGCTGATAAAACTTTTCTACGCTTTTATTTTCATGAACCAAATTAATACCTTGGCATCCAAAGTCACCCATTAAGTCGATAATATTGCGTACAATACCAACTTTATCATATGCGTCCATACACATTTTGATGATAGCCTTAGACCTTTTAGGTACTTGTTCGTCTGGTCTAAAAGCATAATAGTCAGAAGATGTAAATCCAGTTTTAACAGATCTATTTGGCTCAAGGTCTAAAAAATCACGATGATACGCTCTTGCTATACCGTCATAAGCGTCTGCCGCCTTAGCAAAGCTATTAAAAGCAATGGATCTTGAGTTTTGATCGCCATCATTCCACGTTGTCAGCGAGCCGTTAATTTTATCAGACATTTCATTCCCTTTATAATCACATTGTAATTAGATTACATTCTGAATGAATATACACATTTTTTAATAAAGTCCGTTCATATTGTCTGTAAACCACGAAGGGCCATTGTAAAGCTTACCAGTTGGATTTTTTTCTCTCTCAACGGTTGCAAATCCGCCATAAAAATTATATATTTCAGAACTTGGTGTTCTAGCTAGAGTTCTAGCAGACATATTAGCCATAAGTAGGGCGGAATAGCGGTCTTTTCTTAATTTGCCCTTTTTACCAGTACCAATGACTGTTTCTGGGGTATCCCATTTATCTCTACCAGTTGCTGTTTGAGTTATTTGAATCATAGCTAATTCATCTTTTAGATCTTCTATTTCCATAACACATTGCTCTAATGTATCAAAAGCTCTACCTTTCATTTCATCTTCGATAGTAGAAATATCTAAACTTAATGTATCGAACATAGGAAATAAAAGAGCTTTATCTTCAAGATCTTTTCTCATACCGTGATTTGCTTCTGATACCCAGTCATATCTAGAAAATTGGCACATTTCTAAAATATGTAAGCCTCTATTGTAATCGGAGTCTTTTGGTTTTTCTGGGTCAATAACTTCCCAGATAGGTAATTCACCGTCTTGTATCTTATCAGAATCATGAAGGCTTTCCATAACAGCAATACCACCACCACCAGCGTCCATAGAAATATGTATACATGGAAAGATTTTCATTAGGTCTCTAATTTTTCTAGCACAATATGCGTAAAAATCAGTTTCACTAGAATATCCACTCTTAATTTTTTCTTTATGTTGTTCCCTATTTGTTGTCCAGCAGTGTACAATTCTTCTATGATCTTCGTTTACTTCTAAAACAACTATACTAAAATTATCTACTTCAGATGCAGGGTCAACACCAAATATATATTTCTTCTTTAAATCTCCGCGTAGCTGTGCGGCAAAACAGATGTCGTTTCCATTTTTATCTTTTATTGGTGTCTTGTCTAAGTATTGATCGTTTGTTACGCAAGACTCGATTAAAGAACGCTTGAAAAAGCCCTGAGAATCGCGTGTAAAGCACGCTCCAAACTCCATTTGATATATGCCAGCATGAACTGTCGCCTTGCTTCTAGCGACCTGTGAGGCATCCATAAAGCCTTCTGGTAAAAGTTCATATGGAATACGTATAATAGAATAATCTCGCCAGTTAAAATCTTTAGGCGGATCTTCGCCAAAGATATCTCTTAACTTACTTTCTTTTCCTTGAGTTTTTATAATAGCCTTCCATTTTTTCCAGTATTCAGCGAAGTGATTAAAGTCATAATAAGCTGTACCAGATAATATAATTTGATTATCGTTCTTTTTAATTACATTATCTTCATCTTCAAACATATCCAATCCAAGTTCTTTAGCTTTTCTTTTAGCGGCAAGTTTCTTAACATTTTCGATTGGATCAGAACTTACAGCAGCAAAACCAGCAACAACCGTTTCAAAAATGTCTCTTGGTATAGAAGCAAATTCGTCGGATATAATATCATTAGCACGTTGACCACGGATTTTTTGACCATCACCTAGATGTAAACATGTGACTCTTGAATGGTTTATTCGCATAACGCAGCGGTCAACATCTCGCCTTGGACCACTATTATTATCACACATACTTCTTAGAATGGGAGCATTATTCCAAATAGTTTCCATGTATTCAAATAGAACTTTAGATTGTCTAAAGGCAGCACCAACAATAACCACTTTACGCTCTGGTAATATTAATG